ATGCATTACTCAATGATGTGGATACCGGCTTTAGGGATTATCGTGTGGGGACTCGGTGGATGGATGATAACGGATGGGGTTAATCAAAAGATCCGTTTTAAATGGATCGCACGCCTTATAGGACTTGCAGGTGGATTTGTTTGTGGGTGTATTGCAATAATTATAGCAATATCAACAGTAGACGATGACAAGTTTACCTCAACAAAAACTACTTCAACGGTCGAAGCACCTAAAACGAAGGTCTTAGATTTAACTCCAGAAATTCTTGAAGAGCGAATGAATAGCAATCTGAAAAGGTTGGATTCTAAATTTAAAGTCCATTTCAATGTCGAGAAACATGAGCATGGTAGTCTCGCAACATATGTATTCAATGATAATAACAATATGATGATAACCATTGATAATGAGTCAGGTAAAATCAAGGGCATCGTTATGTTTACTTCAGGTGATGGAACTATAATTTCTGGTTTCAATACTCTTAATATTGCATTGTCTACAGTTTCATCAACGCTTGGGGCCGATGAAATGAAAACGGGCAAATCTGCCGATATTGTTACGGGACTCATCAAGCATAGTTATAAGGATGATGAGGTATTTGAGAACGGCATACGGTACTCTGTATTGACTGACAAAGATGGCGTAACATCATTTTTCATCGGTCCACAATAACTGCGGCTCTGCCTGATTATTGGTAATAATATTAGTGCCAGTAAAGTATTTTAATAGCCTCTGCCAGTACTGAACCGGGTCAAGCTAGGGTTCAGTACTGGCAGTTTGACATTAGTTGAAATTTTAATTGGTTATACAGTTCCTATAAAAACTAATGCCAGAAAGAAGTTTATTGTATCAATAGTCCTTCAGGAACTTAGTTAGAGTTACTCCGGTCTTATCTGTATCCTCAAATCTAAATACAACATAACCATCACCAGGGTTCATAACCCCCTTCACTTCGCGATGCTCATGTACAGTGTCACACTCACCGTCAACTACCAATTTTTGTATGGTAGCCATATCATTTTGATTCCATGCCTGTGAAAGTTCAATGAGATGATCAATACTGTCACACGTAAACCCGTCATCGATATATGCTGCATTTGCAGAAGAAATGCTTAAAAAAAAGGCCGCCAGTAAGGTTTTTTTCATTTTTTGTCCCAACATATTGAATAGTACATCTAAAGAGATAGCGAATCATTGTTTCACAAATTTATCCGTATTTAAAGAGCAGTGTTCTTCCCGCTCAAAACGCGAGTCGGCAAAGAATCTCGCTAGGTTGTCATTACAACGCAACGGTAGTAAATTGTATGCATACGTTTTTATGAGGATAGATGATGAACTTGACCGGGTTGTCGATAACAGAATTAATGTTATTAAATCAGAAAACATTAGATGAACTTGAAGAACGAGAAATTATTAGAACTCGAAATAACCCAGTCAGTGATTATACAGAGTGGCTAGTAGCCTCTCAAATGAATATGGAACTAGCCTCACCCAGTACTAAAGGTTATGACGCACTCGATTCTAACGGTCGCCGAGTACAAATAAAATCGCGTAAAAATAATCTCAAGAATCGCTCTACGACGTTGGGGATAATACGCAATTACGATCTAAATCAGTTTGATGATCTAATTGCAGTAATATATCATCCAGACTTTTCAATACGCTTAGCTCTCTGTATACCTCATGAGCTAGTTAGGCAGTACGGATTTTTCAATGCACATCAGAATGGTTACACATTGAGTATCAATGCTGCTCTAACATCAGATCCCAAAGTAGTCGATATATATGATCTAATATGTGATCAGCCGCGTAATTACCAACCTCCTGAAAAATTGAAACAATCAGACATTGTACGTGATCTACAAACGGTGGGGATGTCCACTTTCCTTGAGTATTATCAGTATATCCTCACTGAATCAAGGACAACTAATATCATTGAAGAGATGATAAAAGATCATCCAGATTGGAAAGAGGGGACAGCTCGAACAAAGGCCTCAACAATTAAACGTATCATCAAAAATGGTGAAGTTGAGGAAGCATTGTCTCTTATATCGAAATCAAACCATCCAAATATAACTAATGAAATGAAATCGCGGGCCATAGAACTAATACTTAGTTATAGAAAATAACTATTAAACAGTTCAGTACTGAATGGTGAGGTGGGCGGCATATGCCGCCTTTCTTACGTCCGTCATAAATACCTAAAAGGATTTATGATGAATAAAAATGAAGAGCGGGGACGCATAATATCCTCGAAGTTCTATGTACCCCGCTATGACCCCATTGAAATAATGGCAGTACTTCAGGAACTAAAAGAGGTGATTGAAGATAGTAGTGAGATCACCATGACACTCCTCTATGACGAAGATGATGTACTGCACGTAGAGTACAGTACATGTAGTGATAAAGAGTTTATGGAGGGTATAGTACTTCTCAAGCTACCCCATTACCAGTGGGCGTAAAAAATGCCAGTACTTAACAGTACTGGCCTCTCAAATGAGCCAACACGGGTACAACATAGTTTTCCGGGGCAGCTTAACATTGAATAAACATCTGTAAACAAAACTTTAACAAAACTACTGATTTAGGTAGTTTTGGAAGCGATGCCAGTACATTCAGTACTGGCATTTTTATGCTCATTACTTAACTTTAAAATAATCATCTACATCTGAATAAAGCCCGTCAAACTTACTACCTAACGCCATAAATTTACCATGTACAACTGTTAATCTATCCATCAACTTAATCAATTCACTATAAGAAGTTGCTTCACCTTTATCATAAGCTGGGTCATTATGACATTTTCTTATTTGTATCCATATGCGATTATGTATTCTACGGATTTGTTGGGCTTGCTTGATCATTTCTTTAATCAGGGTATGAGCATCAGGTTCAATATGCCAGCCAAAGCGGCGTAATTTCCTAATGAGTTCCATAGGAGCTAAGAGCGAAAGATTACCCGCTTTCAAAATTTGCAAATTCTTTTCATATATTGGTTGCGTCGTTATTTCCGTAACGCTCTCTGAAATTAAATCTATATCTTCTTTTACAACATATGTGTCAACAGTAGCACTATCAATTTTAGAGCAAAGTGTAGGGATAGTTTCCGTAATCAACTCCCTCCCTAATGCAAAACCATCCTCATACTTACGCTGTTTAATCCAGTCGGGTGCTTTTAGGAAAGCTCCAAATGCAACTAGAAAAGTACCAAAGGTACTTAACGAACTTAATATATCACTGGCATTACCCCAGTCCATGTTACCATTTTTAAATTTATATGCTGCCACAACACTTACTATATAAACGGCAACGAAAATAAGTATAGCTACTATTGCTTTCTTATACATTTTTTTCATAAAGAGCCACCTCGCCGCTAGGTCTCAATTTCTATAAAATGCCAGTACAGTTAAGTACTGGCATAATAACTTATTCAGATTCGAAACTAATAAACTGGAGCTTCCATTCCCCGTCTATTTTTATCCAGTTCTCAATAAAATTGGTATTAAGAACCTCATCACCATCCTTAATTTCCGCATTGCCAGTGACACACGCTATGCCATTAAATTCTCTAATCTGAATATTACTCTCCCGTCGCTTTAATTTAGCAAGGCTACCGTTTGATGCTGCAATTCTTTTGAGCTGAATCTCTTTGTACAGAAACTTTCGTCCATTAGTAGACATGAACCAATCTGTTTCAAGGTGATCAAGTTGTTCGACATCAGCGGCATAAAACGCTTTTAGCCACTCGTTCCTGATAAGCACTAAATTTGCACTAACAATGTTCATTTAACCCCCCCAATTAATATCCTTACTAATTGTCAGTACTGCAACCTACTCCAACAAACCACCCCATATGCAGGTTGCAGTACTGAGATGGTTGTAATATGAACTATAAACAAATGCAATTATTTCTTGAGTAGAACACTCCTATGTTGTTAAATCTGCTGTGGAAATATCTATTAGCATATATGCAGCCAGCACATAATCGTGCTGGCATTTTTTTATCGAAACGGTAGTTCAAAACGAATCAAACCAGCCACGCTTATCTTGTAGCTGTTTCACGCGTTCCAATCCCCCATAGTAACCACCCCCCCAGTACCGTAGTGAATAAATCATCCCTGGCCAGAAACTGGTGACACAACCTGTCAATACATTAGGTCAAAATGCACACAAAAACCCCCGGAACCTGGGGGTCAACACGATTTATCCTTGACATAAAATTATTAAAAAACAATCTATATCAGTAGCTTAGCTGATTGAGGAACACAAAAATGTATGCAGACCGAATTACAGATCCGGTAACAGGAAAACTTCTGGGAGTGCAGATTCTGGAGAGGACTCCCGCCCCCTTAACAACCATTGAGCAGAAACGTACACATCTGTTCGATATGCTCATGGCTATCAATAGCCAGGCGGCATTTTTCAAACGTCGTGGCCTGTTCTGCTCGATTGTCATCAGTGACGACGATGAAGCCGCACTCCTGGCATATGACAGCTCCTGTCGTTATGCACTGGCAAAACTGCCATTCGTAACGTTACAGCTCAACCAGAGGCTGCACACAGCCATTGATGATCTGTCCCGAGGAACTAATGCGGTATGGCTCGGCGAGGTGGGGAATGACGTTCCGTTTACTCAGTCCTGTGAGGTAGCAGTTCTTAGTGAATCATTCTCCAGTACAGAGATGCTCAAGGACACATTCCCGGTACTGATTAATAACATCAGGCGATACAGCGACAGGGTAGTAGTACGGGCATCCGATTTTAATCAGCGGAAATTACTCCAGGATGCTGGGGTGTGGGCGTGCTCTGGACTGTACTCGCCTACTGTGTTCAATAAGGTGCATTTGCTGATGTAACATTTTGGCCGCCCCGCTGCGGCCCTTTTTTAATGGACTTTAAATGAAAACTTTATTAGCTCTTCTGCTAATGGCTATCTGTTGCCATGTGTCAGGAACTGAACTATCAAGTTACCCATACTTAGCATTAATTAAATGCGGTCATGGAAATAATGTTGATAGCTGCTTTAGGAGTTCTGTAATAACCATTGATAGTCCCGGTAGTACAGAAATTTACGGCGGTGATCATTACGCTTTCAGTACTGTTAGCTATCGTGAAGATGATGCTATGGCCTATGAAATTAGAGAACATGCCAGCATCACGGCGGTGAACAGTAGCAGTACTGACGTACTCACTATTAAGATCATCAGAACAATAGATAACGCTGTGATGTTCGAAGGTGAAGCTGAGCCTGGCAAGAAAATTGAAGTTAGCCTTTAACTCGTGCGAAATGATAAATAACCCATAGCAGTGATGCTGTGGGTTTTTTAATGCCCATAAATAGCTTACAGGACGCGACAGGAGAGGGGCTGGGTATGACATATACATGCGTTCATCTTCATCAAAATAAACGCGTACAGAGCGATACAGACGCATTGAAAGGGATTGTTACAACTCGCCAAAGAACGCGAGTTTTCGCCGCCCATTGTTTAACAGAGATATGAAGTTTAAAACTAAAATCAATCAAAGGATTTTTTAACTATGGCAAATACTGTAAAAGGCACGGTGAGTTTAGACGTGTCAGCAGACGCATTACAAAGCTATACAGGCTACGAGAAGAAGAGAGTGGGGCATATGTACTCAGTACTGACAGAGCTTCTTACAGAGCAGCGTATAGGCGGTGAATCAATACAAGATTGGTCATTGGTGAAAGTACTACAATCGCACGCAGATTAAATCAAAAAGGTGCATCAAAAGAGAATTGTTCTCATTGACAGATTGATTTCTGGGTCCCCCTGCGATTTCCAAAGAACGCGTAGTTTCGCCCCGATCTTTAACACGCGTATCTTTGCAAAAAATCTTATCCCGCACCTCACTATAACAATAAAAGGAATGATCATGGCTCAACAAAAAATTTCAATGAGGAATCTTGCACGCATGTACGGCTACGATGAGAGTACTGTTCGTTCATGGCGTGATCGTGGTATGCCTACTGACTCAGATACTGACGCTCAGGCATGGATAGTACAGAACATCATTACACCTCTACGTGATGTTGATCTACAGGAACGGTTACAACAGGAACGCTTACGTAAGCTAGTAGCAGAAGCTGACAAAGAAGAATTAGAACTTCAGGAAATGACCGGGCAACTTATCAGTACTGCCTATCTCCAGCAATCTCTTACATCGTACTTCTCACAAATAAAAAACCAGATGAGAACAATACCAGTTAAAACCTACCTTGAATTATTCGAGAGTAAGGATGCACTAGAACTAAAACAAATATTAAGTACTGCCATCGATTCAGTACTACAGGAAATTGGTAATTCGGAATTTGAGTTACCAGAGGAACAACAAAATGAACAACAAGGAAAAGTTGAAATCAATACTACGGATAGTACAGAAAGCAATTCAGCCTCCAAAGAAACTCCTACCGAGTGATTATGCTCAAAGTACTTTAAGGTGGTGCGACGGGCCGTTTAGCGGCGAATTGATGAAATTGCACCCCTACCAAATACAACCGCTGAATGAAATAGTAAACCCAAAAATAAGAAAGATAGTTTTGTGTTCAGCAGCACAGATGCTCAAGACTTCCTTAATGACTGCCAGCATGTGTTATCTAATGGCGAATGATAGTGCAAATATGGCATACGCTTCCAGTACTGCTAAGGAAACTAATCAGTACGTAGCAGCAAAATTAGCACCTACTATAGAACGCTCTGGATTACAGGCATTGGTTACTAATAAAAACGATAAGTCAAAAGCTAATAACCAAAACCAATGGCAGCTTGCAAATTCTGATTTTGTATACTTTATGAATCTTAATGCCGCATCAACTTTGCGTTCAAAAACTATTAAGTATGCTTTCTTAGATGAATGTTCAAACGTTGATGTAGACGGTTCAGAGGGTAACCCATTGTCACTTGCAATCGCAAGAACGGCCCAATTTTCTGATGGCAAAGTAATTCTAAGTTCAACGCCAAAGATGAAAGATGATTTGATCATGCAGGAGTACAATTTAAGTAATCAGTGTAAGTACTTTATCAATTGTCCTCATTGTGATCATGAACATGAAATTGTTTTTGAAAATATTAAGTTTCAGTGGAAACAAATAGAGGGAGGCAGGCGTGCTATACCAGACGCCGATAGTGCAAGGTTAGAATGTCCCGAATGTAACCATGAAATTACTGAATCTGAAAGGGTACGTGCGGTTTCAAATGGCAGATGGATCGCAACGAATCCAGAAGTTACTGATGTAGCCGGATATAATATCAGCCGTTTAAATTCGCCGTTAACAACGATCAAACGAGTAGTACAGGAATATGCAGAAGCTCACTATAACTTCTCGCTCATGACGTTCTATAACAATATTCTAGGCCGCCCATTTGAAGATGAAGTAAACAAGGAACTCGATCTTGTTCTTCTGGAAAATCTAAGAGATCCAGAGCTAGATATTAATTCAATTCCCGGTACTGCACAGGGTCTAATCTGTTCAATCGATCAGCAAGAAACGAGGTTAGAGTGTTTAACATGGGCATTTGATGAACACAATGTATGGTTAGTTAACTGGCGTGCATTCTATAGTGAAGACTGTACTAAAATTGAAGCTAAGGCATATGTAGAACTAGATAATTACATACACAGGACAGCGTTTAAAACCGTTTGTGGAAGGCCACTGAAAGTACTGGGTACATTTATTGACTCAAGTAACGGTACTGCTACGAATACGATTTATAAATGGTGTATTGGTAAGCCTCTCGTTTATCCAATCAAGGGTTCTTCAAGTCCGAATGATCCGTTATTCAGAAAGTCTACTAAGGCTGGGCATGGCCTAATACTCTTTAACGTTAATGCAGCAAAGACAGAAGTTAGAAAATTGCTCAATGGTGCTTTATCTGAACATGCTGAAGAAATGCCAGTAAAGATACACTTTGCCCATGATTTACCAGATGACTGGTTTATGCAAATGACTTCAGAAATGTTAAAGCGTAAGAACGGTAATCTGTACTGGGTTCTGAAGCCTGGCTATAAACGTAACGAAGCTATAGATCTTACTGGCTACTGCTATGCAGGAATGATGTACTGCCTTAGTACTTTAACAAATACACCATTTGCAGAGCTAAGAAAGTTCAATGCTAAACAGAAAATTATAAATAAAGTAGAAGAACCTACACAAAATAAACCAGTGAAAAAACCACAGCGTAGGCATAACTGGTTTGGTCAAGGAAGACTATAAATATGAAAGAACAAATTTTCATTGGAGAAAAGATTACTGAAGTAATTCCAGCCAATAGTACTTTAAAGATCGGCAACAGGGAAACGACAGTATTTGAATACAGCAATTTAACTGATTCAGATACAAGCATTCAAATTGACACATCAAAATGGGAAACAGGAACATTTTCTGTAGTACTAAACAAATCTGGTGCAATCTCTATCAGTACTACGGACATCATCGATCCGCTGGCTGTAACAGATGAATTGAATCATTGTAAAATGATGATCAAAGAAATCGATCAGGTTATTGAAGACCGTACAAAGAATGCCGTTACAACAGTTACGATCAATAATAAAACTATTGTTAATGAATCTTTAGACGCACTTTATAAAGTTAGAAGCTTATATGTAAAACGTGCAAACGATATACTTAAAAAGAAAAATAAAAAGGGCGGTATCTTCAAAAGTATTACCGTATTCAGGGGGTAATACATGGGATGGTTTAATAGAAAACAGAAGCCAGAAAAAGTACCAGTACTAAAACCGCAACGTGAAAAAGCAGAAAGTACTTTAAAGCGACAGCTACAGAGTCAATCATCTGTAATGAGTTTTGGTTTCGGTGGTACTACTAGCAATAACATTAACTCTATCATTCGAATGACACTCGAAACCGCACGAAATAAATCTCGTGACCTAACCTTGAATAACCCAATAGCCAGAAAGTACAACACCCTTACGGCAGACGGTGTAACAGGGGCAGACGGTATTACGATTCGCCCTAACGTTCAATTAGAGCTAGGCGATTCAAATGCAATTAATAATCTCTTGGATAAATTATTTTACCAATGGGCTGAAGATGCAGAAAACTTTAGTATTGATGGCAAGTTATCCATCGATCTGTTCCAGCAAATTGTAGAGAAAACCAGGGCCAGGGATGGGGAATGTTTTATCCGTTTCCATAATATCGATGGACTAAAAATTGAAATCATTGATGCAGCTCGTTTACCTACTAACAAATTCGGTCAGGTTAAGAACGGCTACGTAAGTAATAGCATTGAGTTCGACCAGTACGGAAAACCTGTTGCTTATTACATTGCCAGATACAATCCAGTACTTCAGGCAATCGACTTTAGTAACTTTGAACGAGTTCCAGCAGATGAAATATGTCATTACTTTATTGCCGAATACGGTGGTTATCAGGAGCGGGGATTGCCGGATCTGCTATCAGGTACTCAAGTACTAAAAGAACTACAAGAATATATTAACGCTAGTATCGTTGGTAAGAAAATCGCAAGTTCAACAATGGCATTCATTCAAAATAGTGCGACAGAATATAATGCACTCGATGAATCTACTGAAACACAAATCTATCACGAATATCTAGAGCCGGGGATGATCGCAGAACTCCAGCCCGGTCAGACAATTTCAACGGTAAATCCACAGGCAGGCGTAGATCGTATCGATGTATTTGTTGATCAGTTAATGAGTCAAATCGCTATGAGTCTAGGCGTAACTAAGATGGTTCTACTAGGTGATACAAGTTCAGCTTCATTCTCAGCAGCTAAGTTATCAGACAGATGGCAACAGACAGCTTATAAAACCCGTAGCAATGCACTAATCAGCAAAGTACTAAAGAAAATCTATAGTACCTGGCTACGGAATGAAATGATAAATAATACTAAATTAGAAAACTTATCTTTTACTGATTTCAATAGTCTTAAAGAAGCTCGATATATTCCAGTGGTTCCAGTGAGTATTGATCAATCTAAGGATGCTGAAGTACAGCAAATGTATTTGGAAATGGGCGTTAAGTCTAAATCTATGGTTATCCACGAAATGGGACAAGATCCAAATATTGTATTTGAAGAGATAAGAAAAGAACAACAAGGAACTTCAAATGGATTTGAAGATGAAACAAACAAGGGAGATGAATCTCCAGGAGACTCCAACTAATCGAGAGGTATTACTTTCTTTCAGTTCTGAAACTCCCGTTGAACGTTATATTAACGGCAAAGCCTATAATGAAATTCTAATTCATACCGCTGAATCTGTAGATCTAACCCGTCTAAAGGATGGAGCACCATTGCTTTTCAACCACGATTACGATAGTCATATCGGTACTGTTGATACTGCAAGCATTGACCCCGACCGCGTAGGCCGTGCATTAGTTCGTTTCAGTTCTGTAGGTCTGGGTGCAGAAAAATTTGCAATGGTACAGGAACGTACATTACAGAAAGTATCTGTAGGTTATGAAATTCTTGATTATGTAATTGACGGCGACAATCTTTTAGTCACCCGCTGGATGCCTATTGAGATTTCTATGGTTTCCGTCCCAGCAGATAATTATGTAGGGATTGGACGTAAACTATCAGATGAAGAAATTGAATTACCAGAAGATGCCAGTACCCAATCTGAGGAAGAAGAAACAACTCAAGAAAGCGAGCCTGAATCTGAAGATGAATCTCAAGATGTAAGTACTGAACCAGAAGCCGAAGAATCTCGTGCTGAAGAAGATGAAACAAATACAGATGAAAATTCCAGTACTGATAATACTTCTCTAGAAAATGAGTCTGATGAAAGAGAAAAAATAAATAAAGAAGAAGAGCAACGGATCAAAGAACTACGTTCTATGGGTTCATTGTTCAAAGTGGACGCAGAAACGGCAATCCAGGAAGGATTGTCTGTAACTGACTTCAAACGTTCTCTTAAAAATAAACCTATCCATAACGTTAAGGAAAACAAAATGGAAAACATTCTAAGCAATGCTATTCGCTCTATTACCAGTGGCGTAGCAGACGAAAACTTACAACGTACTGAGCGTGGGATCGTTATTCCTGTTAATGCTCTACGTACTTCTACTACCGTTGGTGGTGCAGCACTAGTAAAAGAAGACATGGTAGATTCTTATATCGATCTTCTACGTGCTAATTCAATCCTATCCCGTTTTAATGTACAGGTCTTTTCTGGTCTAGCTGGCAATGGCAATCTAGTAATTCCAGTTGCTTCCGGTATGGGTTCTGCATTTGGTATTGTTGCGGAAGGTGCTGATTCTCCTATTCACGATTCAGTATGGACTAACAAAACCCTAAGCCCTAAAACCTTTACTGGCAGTACTTCAATCACTCGTACTCTACAAATGAGTAATGGTGCTACTGAGCGTTTCGTTTCTGAACAACTCGTTAAGAAAGCTGCAAGCGATCTAGAAAACCTAGTACTAGCTAAAGTCTATTCACAAGCAACTAAACAAACTGCTACTGCTTTTGATATGGCAGCTATTGAAACTGCAATTGAAACTTTAGGTACTGCAAACGTAGCAGTAGAGAATCTAACTGCGATTGTTCATCCTTCTGTTTATTCACAGTTGCGTCAAACTCCAGTAGCAGGTAATACCGCCGCTAAGATGATGGTTGAAGGTTATCGTGAAGATCAATGGCTACTTGATGAAGTTCGTGTAATCGTTTCTACTCGTGTACCAGCAGATACTATTTGCATTGGTAATTTCGATGAAATTATTTTGGCTCAGTGGGAAGATCTAGTTATCGACCGCGATACTACTACCCAACGTGCTTCACAAGGTCTAGTACTACGTGCATTTGCATATATCGATTACGATGTTGAACATGCTGAATCTTTCGTAGTTATCACTAAGGAATAATGAATGAGAGCATTTTTTAGTAATTCGCAAAGCGAGTCCCTAATTAATGCTTTCGGGGAAGATCTCGTTATTGTTCAGGATGAAAAATCATTAACGATTAAAGCCATATTTGAACAGGACGAGATCTTTTTTGAGGAAACACAAACGACTGTCACGTATTTCTCTGCCAAATCTGGACTGAAACTTAACAGTACTTTCATCATTGACGGTGAAGAGTTTCGCATAAATAGAATTGATGATGACCGAAGCGGCATATCAAATTATTACTATATTAAAAATGTCGATTTGAGGGAAATATAATGTATACAGCAGACTATTCAGTCAGAAAATATCTGATGAATAAATTAATCAATTACGTCAACCTCCAGTATCCCTCAAAAGCGACAGCAGATCAGGTAAAACTCTATATCGGTGACAGTACTGTAAGCCGCAATCAAGTCTCACGGGCTAATACGGTTCAGAATGGGCAGGTTATTCCGCCCACTGTCCGTAACCTTTGCGATTTACGAATTGAATTTGTAGCAGTGGGTCAAAATTTCAAAAGTGCTTCTGAGCAGATTGAAAGCCTGTTAGAGGCACTCTTTAGCCCCGGTTTTTTCGATGAGCTTAACAGTACTTTAGCAATGGCGATTTTCAGTATCAATATTGATGACAGTTTAATGACTACTCAGGCCGAAGCCAGCGAAACCCTGTATGTGCACACACAAACAATTATATTTAAATACGGGGAATAATAATGGGCCAGGTATTCACAGGCAATCTAGCCTCTGTATGGGTCTGTACTGACCCAAATAACACAGATCCAAATTCAAAATCATTCAGTCAGGTACAGGAGCTGTCAGGCTTCCCCAGTTTTGGTGAAAGTACTTCTGTAACCACGCTGGAAACATACGATTCAGAGTACTCAGCCCGTACTACAGGTGACAGTACATATGCTGATATGACTATTCAGGTCAACTATGTACCCTCAGTACATGGCAACCTGGATGCTATCGTAGACTCGCAGGAGCTGGTTCAGGTCAAAGTTGAACTGCCGGATGAGGGCGAGAACGATACGACAGTTAACTACGCCATGTATAACGGCTATCTCACATCCCGTAGTGACTCGTCTGACTATGACAACGTTGTTACCCGTTCCTATGTTTTCTCACCAGATGCCAAATTAGCTTCAGGTGTTCTTGATCAATCGATGGTTGAGCTATACCGGGGTAACTGGGGTATAGGTGCTAACGGGGCAGAGTTCCCCAGCTATCAGGGCCGTGACGGTAACGCGTTTATCAAGGTGCCTGCGGGTAGTTCCAGTACAGGTACGGATATGCTCGGTACGTCCAATCTGGACGGCAGCAACGGTACACAGCTCGTGGTATCGAAAACGGGGACGCCGGTTATCAACGTGCGTAACTTCTCCAGTGCAGCTACCGGAGCATGGTACAGGGTCTACAGCAGTGCTGATAAACCCACTCTCTCAGAACTGGGTGCAGCAGCCGCCAGTGATCTGGCAGGTTATGTACCGATCTCCCGTACCATCAACGGTAGGGTACTGAACTCTAACATTACCCTACAGGCAGCGGATATCTCTGATGTGTACTCAAAGGCACAAATCGATGCTACGTACATTCCAAAGGTGTTCCAGCTTAACGGACATGCACTATCAGGTACTTCTTTGAACCTCGTGGCGTCAGATATTCTGGATGTGTATTCTCAGACTCAGGTTAATACGAATTTTGTTGCTAAAAGCGTCACTGTAAATGGATTACCTCTGTCAGGCAATATTACTCTGACGGCAGCACAGCTTACCGACATGACAAGTTTAAGTTATAGTAATGCTACTTACGTACCCAAAACTTTCTTAATTAATAACAAGCCACTATCCGGTACTAATATTCAGTTAGTTGCCGCCGATATTTCGGATGTATATTCACGCTCTCAGGCGAATGATCTGTTTGCCCTGCGTATTACTACTGTGAATGGTTATCCGTTAAGTTCTAACGTTGCACTGAATTACAATGATGTAGGTACATATTCTAAGGCACAAATTGATGCAAAAGATGCAGTACTACAGGCTAATATTGATACTAAAGTTACAATAACTCAGGATATCCTGAATCTTTCCAGTGTTAAAGAACGTCTCGAAATTGATATGTCAGATGGTAAACGTGTATTCACTGCAACCTTGTCAGTACCAAACACGCAATTATCCATTGTCAATGTCGGCGGCAATAAAAACAGTCAGACAGTAACTGTATGTATTACTCAGGGTACGGGAGCAAATAAAATCCAGTGGCCTGGTAACGTTGTTTGGTCGTTTGGACGTCCTCCAGTACTGACATTTACTAAAGATTCTGTAGATATTTTTCAATTTTTATCCGTAGACGGGGGCAGTACCTGGTACGGTTCTCTACTCATGGCGGATTTACACTAATGATCAGGAAAAGTAATTTAAGCAATGCTCTTCAAATGATTGAAGGGCATTTAAAATTTTTAGAAAAAAATACAGGCTTGACTACAGATAATAAAACACAGCATTACGTTTTCAATCCAGACTATCTCTTAGCTAACAACAGACATTTTATTTCAGAAACTATGTGGGAATCTCAGCCTGACGGAGATGGAACTACAGAAGGACAGTCACTAGCCATACTGGGTGCAGTATACGCATATGATTGCACCAAAGAGCCTCACTATCTTGAGCTGGCGAAAAAATTTTTTGATGGTTATCACCTTGCTTTCTATCGTGGCGTAGCGTTTCCCGATCCGCCAGATGGTTCACTACGCTGTAACTGGATTGCTAACGCAAAGGCTCCAGTTCTGGCTAACTATCCACTGGATCCTGAATACCCCACTCATGGTGGATTCAAAGGGGTACTATTCAACTGGACTAATGGACGTACACAGATACCTCATGGTTCTCCAGACTACGGAGAGTACCTCGATGCTGTATGGTTCGCATTCCCTGAACGTGCCTCATTAGGCTGGAACCAGGTAAACGCAACGGTATATATGTGGGATTCTGAAGGCTCTACGGACTGGAAGAAGAAAGGGCCTACCTATGATGTAGACTGGATTGTAGATCGTACAGGACGCAAGGTGGACAGTAACGGGGATGTACTGGAGTCAGGGCTAACCAGCCAGATCGGTACAGTACAGCTCAAGGACACTTCTATTAATGGTCAGTACCGCTTCAACTATGCAACACGTAACCCGGTAGAGCATGGCGGTTATCTCTTAGGACGTAATGAACGTTGGCACAATAGACCCGTACATGTACCTATCGATAACTATGGAGATCTTGATTTCGCTGATAATGCTTCCGACGCTGAATTGTGGTTCTGTCAGGCCAGTAAATTACTCTGGGATATCACAGGAGAGCGTCAGTACTGGTTAGCGTGGCAAAACTCTCTGATTACCTGTATCGGCTACTCAGACATTGACAGATTTGACCAGTTTTTCCGTAAATCCACAGCTGCCCTGACGCCGTTCACGGATGGCATTTCCTACGATTATTTCTATCCGAGTGAACAGGTGGCAACGTACTCGCGTGATGCAGAGGGTTATATTGTTATTAACCAGTCAGCTACCGCCCAGACAACATTAGAACAGCAATCAATATGGTTTAAGTTCAAGAATACCAGTAATTTCTATGTTGAATATGGCGGTGTAGATACATCAGGTGGTTCTTTAAGTCTCGCTGTAGCTCTTACAGTTAATAAAACCAAAACAGAAGAGGGTGCTGTTAAATATCGCTGCGGCCTGCCAATCACTAATACAGATGGCAGTATTACGGCAATGAATATCCCAATGAACCATTTTACACGGATCAGTAAACCAGACGGCGGTGAATACCTTACTGCCGATTTGCGAATGATCTCGGATTATGGCTCAAATACAGTCACTAAGTTTGAATATCAATCCGGCATTGCCGGAAAGTACTATGATAACGTCATTACCAGTACTATGGATGGTGGGGGCGGGATGGTGGTTGGTTTCTGGATATTTGATAACGAGAAACAGGATATTTTATCTTTCACATATCGAAGCTATAACGATAATTTCAACTTCCGTATAAGTGATGATAATGGCTGGCGTTGGTGGGCAATGCTACCAGCTACAAATGGTGAATGGGTTACAAAAACTTTCGCACTTTCTGATTTCAAACTTAATAGCTATCAACCAGATCATCCATTAGTTACAGATCCAGAGGATGGGGCAGAAATTCAACCCGACCCAATTCCGGCTTCACCAACATTAACTGGACGTGAGGAATTTACGCTATTACTGGATGATGATCCGGTAGATGGCGTATCAGGACGTATTGACTGGTACTGTATTAATGACCTGCCAGAACTATATGATGATGGCGGTACGGGTGACTATTCTGTACTGGTTACACTGACTTTCAATAACAGTACTGATTCTGGTTACACTGCCCGTTTAGGGGACTGTGTGATCAAGCAGTACATGTTAGACAGTCTCGCATATACTCCCGGCCTCATACCGTTCTCTAACATCACAGACCCATACGCACAGCTTTACAGTGGCTGGCGTGGATTACCCTACCCAGGATATCAGCTACCCGCTATATGGTGTTTTAACGGTACTCAGATCGATGAGACCCGTCTGAACAACAGTATCAATTTCCTGTGTGACGCTCAGAACTGGTTTACTAACAAGTTCAGGCCAGCGTTACCCGGTCCATGTGCACAGGCGTTCGTATGGAACCGTCAGGATGCACTGGCCTATCTGCCGGATGGTGAGCAACCAGATACTTTCATCATGCAGCACTGGTATGCTGAAGCATGGTCTGGTTATGAACCTCGTGCATTTTTTGCAGGGTGTGATGTGATTCATGAGCTGTTTCAGCGTGGGGATTATGTGATACCGCAGAAAATCATTACGTACTGTCAGAACTGGATGAACTACCTCAAGTGGTTTATGAAAAACAATGATGGTCATGCACCAACATATTTCAAAGATACGGGTGAAGTACTTTATGACGGATTTACAGGTCACATGTCTGGATTATGGTTAGCCGGGGTATCAATGATGGCAATTGCTGGTTATCCGGATCACGAGCTATTAGATCTACTGTTTACAGAAATACAGAATAATTATGATGTAATTTCACCAAATCATGTAATCAATGGTACATGGTGTCCTGCAATCAGACCCGGCAACGAAACTACAGAGCAAAATAATAGTATGTATTTCGGCTTTTATACAGGCGAACTTCTCAGGGGTTTAGCTTTATATATGAAGTACTTTAACCTGTACGTATAAATAAATAATAACGAGGGGTGAAACGGATTTTTCACCCTATATTTTAAAGGAATAAAATAATGTTTACCTCAACGTTTATTGCTAATAACGTCAAAGTAGAAATCGCTGATGCTCCAGTAGGAGGCGGTCAGGCAACCACTTTTACAGTAGTTGAAGAACTCGCGGCGTTTCCGGCGGCTGCTGGTGCTGAGACTACTGTAGTCAGTATCAACACTTTCGGACAACAGTACGCCAAGAAGATCCCCGGCTCCCGTAACGTGCCCGATCTAACGCTATCAGTTTTCTGGCGTCCCGGTGCTGTCGGCCAGGAAATGCTGGCCGCCGCAGCCGCTTCAAACAAGCTGGTCCAGGTGAAAATCACCTATTTCCAGAATCTGGGTGATACCAGCGGCCCGGCGTACTACTCAATCGTCAACGGCTATGTGACATCAGACAGCATCTCTGGTGACTTTGACAGTGCTGTACAGCGTGATTTTGTCGTCAGCGTCTCTGGTGCTCCAGTCGCTACTGGTGAAGTTTCCGGGAAGTAATGAAGAATGGATTTTGAAAATTTAATGAGTGTAATTGGTGTGAAACTGACACCATTTAAACTAACAGACACTGTTACTGTTTATATCAAACTGCCATCGATTAAAGACAATGCTGAAGTTGCAGATCCATTTAAGGCTATCTTTTATTGTGTAGTAGATGAATCCGGTAAGCAAATTTTTGATTCAGCAGAACAAGTGGAAAAAAATGTAGACCTGACTATTCAGTTAAAATTGAATAATGAGATTGGTCGCGTATTTGCCGAAGCGTTCAAACCGGAAGATGTCGAGGCAAAGTGAGACGCGATCCGGTTCTCAAACTGGCGTTATCACTTCTGAATAAAAACGGGTGTGGTGTGGAAGAACTCTGCACCATGCCCGTTTTGCTTTTCTATTACCTGTTGATATATAACGAAACTGTAAACCCTGATTCTGCTCAGGTTGAACAGATTCGCCATACAGAGTTACTACAGGCTATATGGTTGAGTACTGGTAATATCAGGAAAGAAGATATTCCTAATTTCAATATTCACGAGCTGGATTCATTGAATTTAATCTCTACCAAAACGATAAAAGAGCAGAAAGAAGAAAGAGAGAAACGGATCGCGGAACAACAGAAGAAAAATATGCTTCAATGGATGGGAGTAAAACCAAATGGCACAAAATAATTTACAGGCAATGATATTTGAAATACGGGGTGATGAATCCGGGCTTCAGCGATCATTGAAAAATGCGGCGAACAGTATCGGCGATTTTTCTGACAGGGCGGGAGGCTCGTTCGGTGGGATCACTACTGGCCTGTCAAAAACATCAATGGCTGTAGGGAGCCTCGCCGGGGCTGTTGGTGTAGCGGGACTGGCAATAGCCGGAACTATGGCTAAAGTGGCCGCACAGTCAGAAAAGGCTTTTGAAATTTTTCAGGCTGGCTCTCTGTCACAGATAGGTATTACGCAGTTACAACAGATGGCTAACATGTACGCCGGTGTAGGATTAACGCTTGAAAACATAGCCGATCAGTCTAAGGACCTGAAAGATCGCATAGGCGATGCCCTTACCAATGGTGCAGGTTCAATGCTGACTGACGTCATTCAGCCTCTTAAGCTTAATGTTCTGGAGCTACAGAAGATGGCAGATGCTGGCGAGGACGTGTACGCACACATTTATTTTGCTGCTAAAGCTCAGGGTCTCAGTGCATCTCAAATGATCAATATGTTTGAAACAATGGGTAGTGATGCAGCGAAAAGGCTTACAGTACTCAAGCAGTACAATACAGAGCAGGAATATAATAATAAATTAAGTACTCAACAAGTTCAGCTAACTGAAGAACAAAGTGCAGCGTTTGAGAAGTATCGTGCCAGTACTGCAACATTAAGTATTGCATGGGAAAAATGGAATAACTCTGCGATTGCACCAATCGCCAGTAATCTGGCTGATATCCTCAATCTGATGACTCGTATACTTAATAGTAAACCTGTTGCAGCTGCGGCGGTGGCAACAGGGCAGCAGGGTATCGATCTCGTTAAACAATATCAGAAGGATTCACAGCAAAATCTTCTTAAGAACAGTTCCATCTATGGCTGGCAACTGGTACAGCAGCAGAAAAAGGACTCTAAACAGCTAAATGATAATCTAACTTTTGCAGTAGGACTTGCACAGGCCAATTTAGATAATCTGAAGAGTACTATCACTGAATACAATAAAGGCGTAGAGAAGAGTACTATCAGTGCTTCTATGAAGACTTTCCAGACTGCTAAACAAGCTACTCAGGCATCAATCGATGCACTGGATGTACAGTACAAGCAGACGAAGGAAGCGATTGAGAAGAGTGTACTTAAGGCTTATGGCGGCAATACTAAAGCCATGCAGGCCGATATTGATACCCTTAGTGAAGGCTATAAGAAAAAACGGGCAGACCTTGTAAAAAGTCTAACTGCTGAAGATGACAAGGCCGCCGATGCCGCAAAAAAGAAAGCTGAGGCCGAGGCTACTAAGGCTGAGGCAGCTCAGAAACAGGCAGATGCAAAACGTATACAGGCACAAAAGGTGCTACAGCAAACCATGACCTCTATCGCAGGCTCTGGTGCTCAGGTACAGGTGCAGCAGTTTACAGAACAACAGAACGCCATTGAGCAGCGTATACGAGAGAGTGCAGAGGTTCTGGGTACGTCTGAGTCAGATGTGACAAAGATGCTTCAGGCCCAGTACGAATCCCGTAAACGCATGTTCAAAGATATGACCGAATCAATGTTGAATGAGTCGGACCCGAAAAAGCTGGGGCAGAACATTGCCGCCATTGGTGGTCAGAACATCACCGGTAATCAGCTCACTGACATACAGAATGCACAGGATCAGCGTTTAGGTATCAGCACTACCGATCCGTTCCAGATGTCGGCGGACCAGTCTACTCTGGACAAGATCAGTACAGACGGACAGGCAGAACTAGCCCTAAATCAGCAGCTCTATGAATCTAAGTTACAGGGGTATCAGGAGTATCAGGATCGCATGGCAGCAATCAACGATGCTACGAGTAACAAGATCGCACAAGCTAACATCGACGCTGCAAACAAAACGCTAGGTATGTATGCAACTGGTGCACAGGATCTGGGAACAATGATGGCGGGTGCGTTCGGAGAGTCTAACGCCGCAGCCGTTGCAGCATTTGCTATCAGCAAGGGGATTGCAGTAGCTCAGAGCATGATCAACATCCAGCAGGGCATCTCAGAGGCCATGAAATTGGGCTGGCCTCTGGGGATCCCGGCGGGCCTCAAAGTGGCAGCTGAGGGTGCCAAGATCATGAGCACTATCAAAGGGACTAAGATCCAGGGTCAGGCACATGACGGGTGGGATTCACTCCCGGCGACTGGTACGTATAACCTTGAAAAAGGGGAACGTGTAGTAGGCAAATCTCTGAACCAGGATCTTACAAAGTACCTAAGCAATCAGGGAAGTAGTAGCTCTGGTGATATTAAAATTGATGCACCTCTAATCATTCAGAACAGTGGTGATCTAACAGAGTCTAGGTTTCAGGTTCTGTGTGATAAACATGCTGATACGATTGTTCAGGCTATTCGTAAGTCTCAGAAGAAGAATGTATAAATATAATGTAGCCCACAGGATGTGGGCTTATTAATAAAGGATTATTTTGCATGTTTAATAACGCATTAATAAGCGGCTTTGTGCTTAGCGATAACAGGCCACAATATCAAACTCAAACCTGGTCAGGAGAAACACTAACCCGAATGGTTGGCGTACAGTACTTTACCCTGACATTCAAGGTCACAGTGAATAAGAAAGACCGGGCAGAGCTGGCTAGCTTTTATGGGCAGTACGGATCGGGTAAACCATTCGATATGTCTCTCGGATGGTGGGGTCAGTACAATGGCACACAGACAACGGCTGTCCAGGCTACGGCAGCGGCTGCCGCCGGGGCATCTTCAGTTACAGCTAGCCGTAATACTCTGGAAGTTGGTTCCCTGATTCAGTTTAACGGGCATAAGAAACTCTACAGAATCACAGCAAATAATGGTTATACCATTTCCATTTATCCGGGGCTAATCAGGGCAATCCAGACGAGCGAAGTGATTAAGTTTGATAACCTGCAAGGTTCGTTTGTTCTGAATCCTCAGAACTCAGTTTATGAGCTACCCAGTACTAACGTAATGGAAATCACTATTAACGCCACTGAAAATATCAGAGGTTAATATGTCGATCCCAAATAATGTTTTAAACAATCCAGTACTGGTAAATTACTGGAATACGATGAGGGGCGACAGTAAAACCATTCTCACTGAAAAGGAATTATATCAGTGCGGCATTATGGTAAAACTCATCGATATTTTCCCACCGAAGGGCGGCAACCTTTATCTGACAAATGCCATCTCAGACCAGAGTTATAACGGCATCACGTATACCTCTGTACCTGATTTTCTTGATTCAAGTTTTGCAAATTACGTTGAGAAAAATCAAATCAATAACAACGGTACGTCATTCAAAGTGAATAATATCAATCAGGAATACCTGAGTAGTGCCCTGCGTGGTCTCTGGACTGACGCCAAAGTTAATATCTGGATGGGTATCGTCAATCCTGCTAATGGCTCGATTCTCTACGCCTACCGGATTTTCAGTGGTTATATCGATAATTTCAGCTCTGATTTTAACGTTCAGGGTACAGAAACCACTAATACAACCACAGTCAATTTATCCAGTCTCTGGAAAAAACTGGACCAGACACAGCGGCTGCTTTCAAGCACGAGTATTCATCAGAGTACCCATCCGGGAGATAAATTCTTTGATCTAATAGGTATTTTGAATGCGAGTGAGCAGTACTGGAAAACGAGTAAGAAGTAAATGAAAAATGGATTTATTACAGAGTACTTAAGTACTCTCGCAGGGATGCAGTTAGTGTATGGCGAGAATGATTGCCACGTTATGTGTCTGACAGTTATTGATATGATCACCGGCTCAAAATACCGCGATGAAATTTATCAGAAATACAATACGCCAACAGCAGGCAGGAAATATGCAAAGGAAAATTGCTCATTTCCTACGTTATCAGGGTTGTGCAGGGCAAAGGGCGAATTAGTTAATGAGCCACTGGATGGCGATATTATTATTGCCTCTGGTCATTGCACTGTATTCTGGCGTGGCAAGGTGATAGTACTGAATGAAGAATGTACTCATTATGTCATTGCTTATTACAGCCCGATGGAAAAAGAAAAAATATACAGATTCACAGGGAGTAGTGAGTAATGGCAGTTGCAGCACTGGGCGTGGCCCTTATCGCTGGGGCGTCAGCTGCGGCAGCAGCTTATGCGGCAGGTCTGAGTACATTAGCAATCATTGCTATCGGACTGGGTTCAGCAGCATTATCTTATATTTCATCATCACAGATGATGAACATCGGACAATCTGGGGTTTCATATCCCAGTACAAGTAGTAGTAATGCCAGGTCTACCAGCCCCAGTACGGGTATCCCCATCGTATACGGTGGTACGAACCGTAATAACCTGGATGAGGCATTCATTAAAGCCGGATCTATCGTGGTCTGGCAGAACGTATACAACGGTACATCTAACCAGCTCTGTACTGTACACGCCATCAGCATCGGTGAGATCGGCCTGACGCCGGGAGCGGGTACTGAGGGTGGCGGAGTAATTAAACAGATTTATATCGATAACGCACCAATCCTCGTGGATGGAGCATTCATCACGGCAGAGGGGCAGTTACCCACCTCGATGATGCTGCCAAAATTCCGTAACTACCTCCAGTTAGAAGTGCGTTTCGGGAAGCCGTCCTACGGCGGTGCAATGACCCTGGCCCGTCAATATGGTGGTCGCTGGACAGATGAAATGCGGGGTGATGGTCTCGTACAAATCTGTACTGTCATCAGGAAAACGAACGATTCAATGATCGATGGCATTCTGACTAACATGAATTATACGCTCTCAGTAGAGATGAAGGGGCGTTTGATTTATGACCTGACAGATAACATCAAGAAGCCGTCCTCAAATCCGCCGAGCCAGATTTATGACTTCATGACGGATACAGATTTTGGCTTTGGACTGAATCCAAATGATATTGATATTACCAGTTTCCGTAATATGGCTAACTACTGTAATGCGAATCATTTATATTCTAATGGCACCATTCAGTACGATAAGTCATTCAAGGAAAACCTTGAGGCTATGTTAAGTACGTTCGGCGGTGTACTCTATGAATCTAATGGTGTGCTCTATATGACTGTTGATGCACCTGATATTGCAGTACAGCATTTTGATGAAAGCAATATTGTCGGCAGTGTTAATATCACGACAGGGACTAAAGCTGATTACGTCAATACAATGGACAGTACTTATACGAATCCAGATAATGACTATTCAGAAGATATCATTCGTTATCCAAGTGATGCAATTAATAACAGTACTGTAGCGGCTGATGGTTATATCATTAAGAAAGATTTAAATTATAAATGGGTTCAGGACAAAACACAGTTAGCTACTTTAAGTAACATCGAGCTATTAAAGTCTAAGTACATAAGCAATACAATTACCTTTAATACTTTTATCACAGATATGAAAGTGTTCGATGTATTCACAATCAGTTTCAAGGAAGCCGGATTCGTCAATAACAAATATCGCGTAGTGTCCCGTACTGTGCCGATGACAGTAGATAAAACGGGTATCATTCAGATTACTGCAATCTCGTATGATGACGGTATCTATCAGGGTAAAGACCCTGGCAAGTTCCCGCAAAACGGCTTAACTAATCTACCTAATCCTACATACGTTGCACCTCCAGGCAACCTCAGAGCACAGCGTTTAGGTGCTACCGCTTCAGGTAACGCTGTACTGCTGACGTGGGATCTGAGTCAGGACACCTCAGTACGTGGTTACAAAATCAAGTACAAACGCAGCGATTCAACCGTATGGACCAAAGGCGGGGAAGTCGGGAAATATACGACAGAATTTGAAATACTGAATCTCGTCTACGGCGTTCAGTACGATTTTGCCATTGAGGCGTACAACACGCTCGGATATTCATCTGAAATGGTGGCTATCTATAACCAGATGCCACAGATCATTTTTGCACTACCGAAGATTACTAATCTGGATATGGTGAATGATGATATGGGTCTGAACCAGACCTATGCACAGGATTTTATTTTCCGCTGGGATGATCAGAGCAGTACTTTAGTGAATGGTAAGACGTTCGCAGACTTCTTTAAGTACTATGAGATCCGCGTATATGACCGTTACCGTAAGTACATTACCTCGTACTACACAACCACTAACACATGGACTTACACGTTCGCTATGAATACCAGCGACGGCCTGAGCCGTTACAGAGTGTTCGGTATCGTGGCTCATGGGTGGGGTACTGGTATCTTCTCTGAGGAAGTACAGATTGAGGTGAGTAACCCTCAGCATCCGCAGCTACTGGGTATCAACCTGCGTAGTGGTTTTGATTCGGTATTCATCGACTGGACTGAATCTAACGTGTCTGATTATGCAGGCGTTGTACTACAGCTTGCGAAAGATGAGGGCTTTAGTTCAGGTCTGAAGTACTTCAGCAGTGCCAACCGTTACAGTGCCTCTTTCGGTATTGAGGATGGATCTTGGTACGCACGCGTAGCCGCCTACGATCTGTTCGGTCAGGATGAACTGGTATGGTCGCCTACTATTGGTTTTAACCAGAATACGAAGGTGCCGTACAGCAAACTGAACGATGATGTCGTTGATAATCTGCTAAACAGCGAAGTCGCTACCGGCATTGTTGAAAAACAGATTGTAGATGAGCTGGGGTCACGCTGGCAGGTGCAGGTATCCAATAACGGTAACGTAACAGGTATTGCATTAGCAGCTGATGAGAAAGACTCTGTTTTTACAGTGATGGCAGATCGTTTCAGTATTATCAGTACTGACTCTGCTAAACAGAGCGATAAGGTTTATCCTTTCGTCGTTCAGAACGGTAAGACATTCATTAACAGTGCAGTTATTGCAACGGCGGCTATTAATGAGGCGATGATTAATGATCTGAGTGTGTCACGTGCGAAGATACAAAACGCCGCAATTGATAGTTCGAAGATCGCACAGCTGAGTGTACTGAATGCCCATCTCCAGAACGGCATAATTGACAGTGCCAAAATTTCCCAGCAGATACAGAGTAGTAACTGGGACGGCGTGAATGGCTGGATGATCAATAAAAACGGGTCTGCTAACTTTGGTAACGTCAATGTCAGAGGAAATATTCAGGCAACGTCCGGTACGTTAGATAACGTAACTATCAATGATAGCTGTACCATCAGAGGTACTCTGTCTGCTGCAAGGATCCTCGGGGACCAGTGCCGTCCTCAGACAAGCGGAGTCGAACGCAGCCCTAATATATGGGGTACTACTCCAGTAGCCGGGCGGCTTTATACGGCACTGCGTATCAATGGTGAAGATTTTGACCGGGTTTTGAACAGTAATATTCACCTGATTTTTGGTGCATGGAAATGGAACATGTTTCAGGTTTTCATGGGTGGTGATGGTCTGGCTAACCAGTTAATCTGGTCATTTGATGCAGGTACTGGTGGTAAATATGCACCGAAAACCTTTGATGTTGATAATCTTATTATCCCAGCGGTAGGGCGGGGCAAGATGAACTACATTTATGTAATGGCATCTGATGATCGTACGGGTAGTTGTGGCATTGGCATCGGTAAAGTTGCTGATGACCGATTAGATATATTACTGTACCGTGCAGGCGAAAACCCTGTAAGCAACGGCTAATACATAAATAATATGGGCATAGGCCCCATGAAACAATAATAATGGGGCAATATGGAAGTTGGAGCTGTTGTGGCTCTCGTTATTTCAGGTATTTCATTTTTATGGACTCTGTACAGAGATAAATCAGGGGACGGTAAGCAATTAGAGGACCGTGTAATCAAGGTTGAAACTAAATTAGTTCTGACTGAGAGTACTTTAAATCGCCTGGAAAATGAGCTAAACGAATTAAAAAGATCACTTAAAAGTGTCGAGAGTCAGATTAACCAGATGAATGTTAAGATCGAACGTATACTAACGATTCTGGAAAAAGAATAAGGGGCTTATAGCCCCTTTATTTGTTTTTTAATTGTCCTACCATGTCCAGTACACGAAATGGTGTCTGACGTGCCCACAGGCTGTCTTTCGCCTGTTTAACAGCCTGCGAATAGTTCTGTACTCGCAGTGCAGCTAACATCTTCTCAAACTTTTGAACTCCGGCTAAACCCAGCTGGAAGATCATCAGTACCAGAAAGTCATTCCAGTCACTGGGAACACTCAGCCCTAACTTTTCAACTGCTGTAACGGCGATGGCAATATCTGAATCTAATAATGAGTCTGCCTCTGCTTCAGTCAGACCCCCTCTAAAATCTTCATTTTTAGTGATGAGATGCCCATAGCCTACAGTCATTTTTCCTAATGAATCCGCATAGGGGTAAAACTTACCATCCCTGAAGTACTTGAATTTTGCCTGATATTCTTTGGTCCCTTCATAGATTTTGAGTCTTTCTTTCAATTCCATTGATCAATTTCCCGATAAATAATCCTATATGGAGTATTTATTGTGAAAATTGAAAAAGCGTGGCAGGCATATAACCCAACTACATGGGATATAAAAGATGTTGACTCAGGTAGTTATTGTGCCTTTGTGTACCTGATTCGTTTCGATGATGGGCGTTTTTATATCGGTATGAAGCATGTTTACAGAAAGCTGAAAGATATTGCCGATCTGAAAGACACTACAAAATCGAGTGACTGGGAGACATACACAGGCAGTAGTAAAACTGTCAATTCAATGATTGAATCTGGATGTGATTATGAGAAATACATTCTGTGGTGTTTCAAGACCAGTAATGAAGCGGCCTTAGTTGAGACTGCACTGATAAGTTTCTATGGTCTCCAGTCCAATAATCTGAACAGGGCGATAATGTGCAAAGCCCGTTTGCCTAAAGATGGCAATGAACTGTTTCAGGTACTGCAAACGCTAATAGAGGAATTAAAATAATGTCATGGCGTCAGGGCAACAGTCCCAATGATATGAAGCGATTCATAAACAATAATGCTCCTAAACTCGGTGAGCAATTCAATAAAGAACTCAGTAAGAAAATGCGTACTGTCACGCAACAAATGCAAACTAAACTGAATCATGAAGTGAAGGGTGGGGTAGTACCGTTCACCTCTCGCAGTATGATTTTCAAAAACAAGAAAGAAAATCAGTACGAAACTGTTAATCAGATAGTAGTACTGCCAGCACAGGCTTCATATCTGAAATACATTCTTGATCCAAAATATGCAGTCCCCGAATCAAAGATTATACCTACCTCGAATGCGAAATTAAGCAAGCAGGGGAATATTGTACAGTTGCGTGCCCGCTCAAAAGACAATAGATATAAGAAGGTTAAATCAAAGAACGGGAATACGTACCTAATCGACACGACGAAAAAATCTGCTAAACGCAATCCCAAACTTGCAAGAGAAAAACGTGTTATTGGTTACTACGGTTCCGTAGGCAGAAAACGCCTGTTTGACTTCTTTGACGAGACAGAGAAAAAAGTAATTGAACAATTGAGAAAATTACGCGGTACGTTTGACTATCGCTGGAAAAAATAATGAACGATTTAGACAAATTCCCCTGCTACGATCACTCCATTCTGGATAAGTTTTCATTCCAGTCTGTGAAGCCTGTCAGTGTGACAATCCCCTATGATAATCAATTTTCTGGTAGCAAGTTTATCAAGAAAAAAGTCGATAACTCCCAGGGTGATTTAGTGGTTTATACATTCAATCATGATAATACGCCTCGGGTAAATGAGGGTGAAGTACTGTCAATTGAATTACTCAAAATTAATACAAACGTGAAAGTACTGTACTGTTTCAATCACGTTTTCAAAGGGCATCGCGTTTATTCGTGCGTTTGCCAGATTCAAAAGGATATAAAATGATTACGGCAATCATCGAACTAATAAAAAATGGTTTTGGCTTTTTCCAGAAAAAAGAGCAGAGCAAAAGTGAAGTATCAGCTCAGACTAATCATGATCAAAACCAGATTACTCTTGAAGAAACACGACAGGGATTTACGTGGCGTCAATGTTTAGGTTACGTGCTGGCGTTTATCATCGCATGGAATTACGTAATTGTGCCATTACTGGACTATTTCGGTATCGTAATATTCAGTCTACCGCTGGGGCAGATCTTTCAAGTACTGATTTTGTTGCTAGGTGGAAGTTAAGATTGTGCAGGTATAATTACCTGCACTTTTTTTATGCATCTTCTGAAGTGGGTTTGTTGTTTTTGTTATGCCGTTTTGTGTCTAAAAACATCAGTACAAAGAACACAATCGTAAGCACGATATATGTCACATTACGCATTGTTATTTTTTCCTCACCTGCAAAGTAGCTTGCAAGGCAGGCAGCAACAGCCGTAGCCAGTGACAATACAGCGATGATGTTGACCGAGCTTTTTGCAAAGCGAATTTCTGGTAGATATTTTTGCGTAAAATATGTTGAAGAGATAAATGACAGGGCCAGTGAACATACCCCGATCACTAGTACTGTATCGGCATTACCCGTTTCCGTAAATCGGCTTGTCAGGTTTAAGCCGCCCCAAATCATTACTCCGTAAATTATTAGTATTGCAACGATTTTAATGATGCCCACTAGATTGATACGCCACGTAGTGAAGTTGATTTTTTTCAT